CGTGAAGCGCCCAATCACCGAGTTGTAGGCTGACACACGGAAGTTCCAGAAGGGGGCGGAGCCGTCACTCTTGTCGGCGATGACCGACACGTCGCGCCCGGTCCAGTCGTCCGAACCGCCGGCGAGCCCGGCGCACTCGATGAAGTTCGCTCCTACGGACGTGACTGGGACACCAACGACGCCCGAGTGGATCACGGTCTTGGCCTTGACGCGGATGATCCGGAAGTTGGGCGAAGGCAGGCCCCAACTCGAGCGCACCAAGGCAGCCGTTATCAGGATCGAGGCGGGCGTGCCTGCTCCCTCGAGCTGGCGGCAGATCAGCTGCGGCTCGTCCGAGGAAAAGACCACGTAGCCGGTGAACGTGCCCACTGGCCATTGAATGTCCGAGAGTGTGATTGTGTTGGTGCTGGTTCCGGCGGGAACGGCGATGGAGATGATGTTCGAAGGCGGCGACAGCTTCCCGCTCGCGTCCTTCACGCACACGGCCAAGTGGTAGCTCCTGCCGCCGGGGATCGTTCCACCAGTCGAACTGGTCGAGACCGACCGGATGACAGGCGCGGGGACCGAGGGGATAAAGTCGTTGACCGGCAGCTTCCCCGTGACCTCGATGGCCGCGAGTGCGGTGCCGTCAGCCAAGGCACTGTAGACCTGGGCGACATCGAACGACCAGTCGTTCTCGTCGAACATCGGATCGTCAGTCGGAGGCTGCGCGACGTAGGGATGCCAAACCAGCCCCGACGGCAGTGGATGGAATTCGACGGGCACCGGGTCCGCGGGCACGTCGGCGGGTTTCGGGCCACTGACCAGGTCGTACATCGAGTCCGTGGTCGTGCGGCCCTGGATGTCAATGGAGTAGTCCTTGTTGAGCCGCCAGCCGGTCACGCGGAACTCGCCGGTCCCGCCCGGCATGTCGGGATGGGTCAAGCTGCACACCATGCCAGGCTCGGTGGTCAGCGCGAGCACGGTAGTCTTGAAAGAGATCTGCCGCGCGGCCTTCCATTCGGCCTGTGTGATTCCGCCCAACTCCTCGCGCAGGCGAATGGCGATGATGCGCGCCGCCTGAGACTTGCTCGCGGCTCCGGACAGGTTCAAGTTCGACTTCAGGAACAACGGCGAGACCGCGCCGCCGATGAGCTTCGCGTGGTCGATGTCGTAGAGAGTGATCGAGTTGTTCACGAACTCGAACTCCTCGTCGGCGAAGTTGGCCGTCAGGTGATTGAACGACGGCTTGAGCGGCGCCAGGGTGAGGCTCTGGAAGAGGATGTTCCCGACCGTGAACGCCTCGACAACGGACGAATTCATGCGCACGCCGAGCTTCAACTTCCCGAACGCGAAGGTGTAGTAGCCGAGGCAGTTCATCAATACTTCCTGAATCCAGTCGCGCAAGGGCTTCTCTTCCTGGATCACGCCGCGGAACTTGAACTGGGTCTCGGTACCGCTGCCGACCAGCTTCGTCACCGGCTGGTCGCAGAGCGATGCGGCGGCGATGGCGGCGTTCACGTCGATGTACTGCTCGGCCGTCGAAGCGTCGGCGAAGCGCAGGCCGCGCGCTCGCAAGAGCATGTTGACCGCGATCCAGATGGGATTGGTGAGGACCTGTTGCGAGCGGACGCCGGGTGCGGTCCAGACCCAGCCGCTGAGACCTTGCGCGACAACGGCCTGCATCTCGTGCTCGCCGGGGCGCGAGAGCTGGAGGCCCTTGGCATCGGTGCGGCGCAACTCGATCAGAGCCGTGCCGGCGGCGAAGTTGTCGAGGAAGGTGCTGTTGCCGGAGAAGACCTTTCGCCAGTCGCCGCCGGTCTGGTTGCCCGACTGACCAAGAGAGAAGAAGTCGGTGGGGTTGGCGGGGTCGGTTCCGAGAGCCTCGCGCAAGCCAAACGGGCCAGGGCTGCCGTGGTGAAGCTGGCCATCGAGTTTGTGGCCGGCACCGAAAGCGCCAATCGGTCCCTCGCCGACGATGCCGAGCGCGTCGTAGAAATCACTCTCGTCGCGGCCTGCGGCGATCTTGCAGTTCACGGGCATCGGCGAGTCGGTGTAGATCTCCGGCAGAACCTCGTCGTAGATCGACTCGGCGACGAGCGAGACGCTGGTGATGGATGAGCGCCCGAAGCCCCAGGTACCGGTCGAGTTGTCCTTGATGCGGACGCCTTGCGGCTCGACCAGGACGCCTCCGAAGTAGCGCTTCATACCGTGTGCCAGGCAGCCGTTCGGTGTCTCGTAGCCCTTGTCGCACTTGGTGGGATCGGCGCTCGGGAAGTGGACCAGATCCATCGCGCCTTGTGTGGCGAACGGACAGCCCAGCCCGTCGTTGAACTGCTTCCAGCAGGTGCGTGAAATGCGGCGGGTCGGATAGGGTAGGTTCAGCTCGTACAGCCCGTCGGCGGCCGTGACCTGGAATTCCGGCCCTGAGTCCATGGACCAGCCGACGACGTCGCCCTTCCACAGGTCGAGCTTGATGCCCGTTCCCACATGGAACAACGAGAACTCGAGCGATGCCCGGAACAGGTCCACGTCGTTGGCGAGATCCCGCATCACGTGGTCGGCGTTGCCGAAGGTGAAGCGGGCCTCGTCGGCCTCGTTGCCGATGGATTGCGAAATGCCGTCGAAGTCGAGGAGACGCGCCTGGTAGAGTTGGCCTCCGATGGTGCAGCGCCGGTCGGAGACGTAGATCGCCGGATAGCCGGCCTGGAGGGGTTGGATCTTGATCAGGGGAATCACTTCCTGAACCTGGGACAGCAAGGCCGTGGCAAGCCCGCTGGTGGGGAAGCGGGTGACGGTCTGGCTGAGAGTGTAGGCAGGCGAGCCTGAGGGGACCTCGATCAGCGTGATGCCGACCGTGCAGACGGCGTCGGAAAGCATTTCCCAGGAGAGCGGTTCGTTGGCAAACCGGCAGATAAAGGAAGTCGTGCCGTTACCGTCGTCGTTCGGTGCGTTGTAGGTGAAAGCACCATATGGGCCGGCCTTCGACTCCCAGAAGTCACGGAGCGCGATCCGGTCAGAGTCCCGGAGATGGGCCTTGCGAACGGTGAACCGCTTCGCGCCAGTGCCGAGCAAGAAGCGCTGCTCGATCTTTCCGTTGGCGCTCCCAAACTGATGGACGATGACCTCGGGGCGGTGGGCGCGGCCGTGAGGGTACTCGGGGATCAGCGGAAAGACTCCGCTGGGCGTGATCTGGGGGACCTGGATGTTGCCGAGGTAGTCGGGCATGTAGATGAGCGCTGACGATGGCGTTAAGTCGTCCGTCTACTGAAGCTCTCGGACTCGGGCATTCGCCGAGGCCTTCGTAGGTTGGTTCTTCGTTTCCGGGGGTGTTACGTCTAACGGAAGCGGTTTGGCCAGTTCGAGGGGCGCACACTTGCGGACACCGGCGCACACCCGCGAGAAGGCTACGCTATCTGACCGGTCTGGAACAAATGGTTAAGAGTCATACTGGCCGTCGTTGTACGTCTCGGGGTAGTCTTCCTGATAGGAACGCATCTCGGCGTTGTATTCGTGAACGGAATACAGGTACTCCTCGAGGCCCGAACAAGCACCAAGCAGGCTGTCGAGCACGGGGTCGAGCGCCGTCGCAAAGGCTCCAGGCGCAAATGTGAAGTGAGAATCGACAGAAGGGCTCCCGTCTTTCTTGATCGTGTATCGGAAAGCGAAAGAGCCGGGATCGATTCTGTCCAGCTCTTTGATGATCTCGTCCGCCTTAGGTAAGCCAGCCTGGTCCAACGCGTCGTTCCAGCCCACTTCCTCAAAGATCGCTGTGATCTTCGGCAGGTGGCGGGCAAGCGAGTGATCACGAAACAGGTCGCTTGTTTCGAGATGGGGCTGACCAAGAGCGACAGCCAATTGGTTCCCGAGATTCAGCACTGCCTTGATCGCGAGTTCCATGGCGTGCCGATAGACAAAGACAATTGGGTAAGCATCGAAGTCGCTGTAGCCCGGTGCAGCGCTGAATACTTGCACGAGGCTCTTGCCTGCGTCTTGGTACGCGCGGCCAAGGATGGCAAACTCGTTCTGAGGCCTGCCCGTGAAGTTGAGAACGACGTTTCCATAAGGCCCTTCAGCTGGCTTGAAGAGATGGCGTGCCGACGGACGTTTTCGCATGTCCAAGAGTTTAACCCAGCGACCACCGCCGAGATGCTGCGGCTGCACAGGGCGCTATCGCTCTGCGACGCGGATGATGATAGACCGCTCGTCGGTGCGGCCGCCGGCGGTCGAGATCCGGTTTGTGACCGTGTAGATCTGCCCGGCGGTGCCGCCGGACAACCAAACCGTCGCCTTCGTCGTTGTGTTGCTGGCGGCCATCTGCGTGAGGCCAGTGGGGACCGTCCATTCGCTCGTCAGGATCGTGTCGTCGGCCAGCCACTTCGACCAGTCAATCGAGTAGTCGAGCGTGGCGCTGGGGTCTTTGGTGAACTGCTGGCTCATGGTTCTACGTCCCGGTCCTCGCCGGGTACCCGGAAGACGCGCCTATCAGCGCCAGCCTTGCGGGTACGGCTTTCAGTGCCAACCTTGTGGGAACGATCCTCGAATGGCGGCGCGACTATTCTCGTCTCGGCGCGGACTCGAAATGTCCGGGAAAGAGCAGAGCCGAGAAATGTGGCAAGCCAGCCGACGGCGCTGGAAATCCCGGAAGCAACGCCGGCGAGGGCCCCCAGAAGCGCCAGCAAGGCGGAAGCCGTCGCGCTCCCCGTGGACACGCCGATCAGCATGCGCACACGGACCAGGAATCCAACCGCGGCTCCTGTCGCCGCTGATACTCCGGTCAGAATGCGAAGGACCGCTAACAGCCCAGCAACAGCCGCCTGCGCTATCGCCGTGCCCGAAAACTGCCGGATCGCCGCGAGACCGCCTACGGCGTTCGAAGCTGCGATAGCCGCACCCGAAAGCGCGCGGGCCACTGCGATTGAACCGCCCGCGGAGCCCAAACCGGCAATGGCCCCTCCGAGGCTGCGGAAGATTGCCACGGAACCAACGCCGGACGACTGCCCGAGTGTCGCCGCGGAGAACCGCCCGAGCAGAGCAAAAAGGCCTGAGGCAAAGCCTGCGCCTGTTGATGTGCCGTCCAGGGCGTGAACCGCACCGCCTTGGGCTTCAAAGGCATCATGCAGGATGCGTGACATTGACTACACGTTGACCAGCACGAAGCGGTCGCCAGCGGTTGGCGCACCGGTGAACGCCGCGCCCACGGTGATGATCTTCGTCACCCCGGAGTAGCCGGTAACCTTCTTGACCTGGCCCTCGAGCGCGCCGGAGGTAAACACAATCAGGCAGTCCCTCCAGAAGTCATTTACGCTCGAGGCCAAATCGGTCTTGAACGCTGTGGCGCTGTTGCCGGCGTCGGCCTGGACAGTGCCGCTCGGCCGACCGTCCGTTCCGATCTGGATATCCACCGGGTCGATCACGCCGCTCTTCTCAATCTTCACGTGGACCCAGCTCGCGTCCATCTCGGCGGCGGTCAGTGTGAACTGGTAGCGGCCCGAAGTTCCGATCTCGGTCACTGCACCGTTGATATCTACAAAGGCAGCGCCGTCCTTCGAGATCTGCACGTCGCCCGCGCCGAACGCGACTGCCGAGCGGCGCAGGGGCCTCCGCGTCGAGTCGACTGCGGCGAAGGAAATGGCGAGAGCCTGAGCCCGCCTAACTGACATAGATCGTCTCCGACCGGGAAAGCTCCTGCGCCGACTCCAGGCTGAACGTGATGCCCGCTTCGAACAAGCCACTAGCCGACCCGTTCTTCAGAACCAGCGCCACGCCCTCGCCCTCGCGAATTCGAATGGGTTCGACCAACGCCGAAGGATTGCTATAAACGGCGGCCAGCGATGGTGCTCGCATCGATAGCGGCATGACTCCGTAGCCTGTGAACTGCGGGCCGGCCCCGATGATCGCGGGCAGACAACGACGAACGTTGCCCACAATTGCTGCACCACGAGAGATGCCCACGGGCCGGATCAATGCGTCCCTTCGAACAACAACATCGCTTGGCAACTGCGGGTATGCCGAGTCGGCGGGCGTCACCGACACGTCCTCGCCTCCGACTAGCCCCTCGATGAACTCCAGCGTGTATGAGGGAACTTCCTGAGCGTCGCGGATCTCCTGCAAGGTGATGCCCACCACCTCCAACACCAGACCGCTGCCGACTCCGTTGAACAACGAGAAGAACGGGTACGCCCCTGTCTCGTTGCCCGCCCCGGCGGCTGACGACAGGGGTCGCGACACGATGTAGCAGTGGCCAGCCTGAGTCCGGAAAACGATGGTGATTGCGAGGGGCCGGTTCAGCGAGAAGTCAAAGCCAAATCCGAGCGTCGCCACGGCGATCCCCTCGCCTTCGCGCAACGTCACCCGCTGGCAGTTGGGCTGGGCATAACCTGCGATCAGCGCCGCCGCGCCACTCCACTGCGATGCCGAGGAATGCCGGCTGGCGAGATGCACGGGGAACGCCATGGTGCGGGTCCACAGAGGTGCGTCCATCTTCCAGAAGATGGTGCTCGACACGGTGAAGCCAGCCGGATTCGCTCGCGCGTAGACTTCCGGCGGAACGTCGGGACTTGCGGTGTCGAGCTTGCTGACGGAGATCGCCTCGCCGCCGGTCAATGCGGTCAGCCTGGCGATCCGAAGAACGGGAGCAACTGTCGTCAGCGCGGTTAGCGATCCTTTGCCGCACAACGGCAGCACACGGATCTCATCGATTCGCACGACGGCCTCTGATCCCCGCCCGTTGAAGATTGCCAGCACTGCCCGGTGATCGGGAGTGTAGGAGAACGTGATCGCGGCGCCGGAAGCGAGAACGCCGGTTAGTGGCTGCCAGGCAGCGCCGTCGTAGTTGATGACCGACTCGCCCGCTGGCGCGCCCAAGTGATCCCCGTCCAGGTACCGTGCGGCGTAGTAGGACCGGCGGGGATTCATCGGCTAGGCAGCCTCGTCGGTGAACTCGATCCAGATGTCGACTATGCCCGCCGCGCCGACCATGTTGTAGATCACGAGCATCTCGTTCTGCCGGAGCACGAGCGGCTGAACATTGGCGTCGCCGTAGCCGGCGTCCCACAGCACGTTGAGCGGTACCAGGCATTCGAGTTCGTCCACCGTGGCGCCCGAGGCGGCAGGCTCGTCGCTCGACCAGAGATAACGCCGCAGCACCTCGGCAGTGCCCGAGGGAGTACCGCCGGTTCCGATGGTTACGCTCTGGAGCGCGCTATTCGTCGAGTCGTGGGTGATGGCCAGAACGGTCACATGCCCGGCCAGGCCCGCCGCGGCATAGCGCCGGATCTCCCCGAGGCAAACCACGCCGGTCACCGCGCCGGTCTGGTTGTTGAGGAAACCCAGGCGACGGATGCGCAGCACACGCGTTCCACCGTTCAGGATGGCGAGCATGTTCTTGCCGGCGACGAAGCTGATGCCCTGGCCGTAGACAGTCCATGTGTTTGCCATTCGATTAGTCCTCCTTCACGACGAGCGCCCCGACGGAGAACTGCGCCGAGTCGCCGTTCTCGACGGTCTTGGGAGTGGTGAGGCTGTCCCAGTAGAGCAAGTTGCCGTTTGTGGCGGCATCCCAGATGCCGAAAGCCACGGCTTGTAGCCAGTCGGCGGTTGCTGGTCCGAAAGTGATCGTGTTCGTGTTGCTCACCTTCCGGACGTTGCCGACGTCTGCGACGGGCGCGCCGAAGGTCACCGCTTGGCGGGCGTAGCCGTTGCCTGCGAGTTCGGTTCCAGAAGCTCCGTCGTTGGCAGGTGCGGTCGAAAACAGGCCGACGTAGACAGCCGCCGGCGCAGTGATGTTCGTGCCTCGAAGAACATTGAGCACGGAATCGGTGAAGCCTTGAGATTTGCCGGGCATGGTTCCTCTCTGCTAATCAGCGGGCGATGCGCACGGTCGGACGCGGGATCATGAGCTCGAAGAGGCGCATCCAGAAGCTGCGCTTCTTCGGGCTGAGCATGTCGCGGATGTGCTCGGCACTTTCCGCGCCGGCAAGGGACATGCGCTCGAGGTTGGCGGACGACTGCGCCAGGTTCGCCGCCGTTTGCGCCAAGGAGGGGTCCTTGAGTCGTTCGTCCACCGTAGCCAGAACGGTCGCCCCTTGCGCCAACAGGCGCCGGGAATCGCCGCCCAGGGCGTCGACCTGTCGGCCGAGCGCGACACTGACCTCGCCAACCTCCCCGATTGTCTTGGTGCCGGCGGCCGCGGTGCGCTGCAATTCCACAACGAACTGGTCCAGTTGGCGGTGCGAAGCGGCTAGGCGCGCGTCTTCGTTCCGGATGGCTTCTTCGGCCGCAGTAATGGTCTTGCCCAAGCGGTTCGCGTCGCGGACGGCCATCTTCGAGAGCGCCCGGTAGTAGATGCGCTGCTCGGCGAGAGCTGCACGGCCGATACGCAACGTGTCCTCGGTCAGGATCGCGGCCTGTTCGATGCGGTCAAGAACGGAAATCGCCTTCCAGCCGACGCCGGCGACTACAACTGCGAGCAGCCCGAGTAACAGCGCCGCGAGCGACCCTCGAATCCTCGCGATCATGCGTTCACCTCCACCCGCGTGTAGCCGCCCTGGTTGTGAGTTGATCCTAGAAAGGCCTGCCGACGAGGATTCTCGGTGCGGTACTGGATGTGGATGCAGTCGTCGATCTCGGTGTCGGAGCGCTTGCCGCGCTCGAAGATCACCTTGTCGAACACCAAGCCGCTCTCTTCACAGAGCCACTTGAATAACTGCTCCAGTGGGATACCTGTCACCTGGATGTCGGCGGCGCACCGTGTGGCGGTGGCGCAGTGATAGCTGTCGCCTGCGCCGGCGACCAGGCGGTTGACCTCGGGCGACCGATAGCCGCTCGTGATCCGCACGGGGCGGCCCACGTGCGCTCGCACTGGTTCCAGGATGTTTTCGCAGAACTCCCGCAGTAGAGGGATGACCTCGGCGGGCGGCTCGTTCGGTAGGCCACGGGAATTGCGCGTGAGCTCTTCGAGTGCGAAGTGCTCGCTCAGTTGCATGAACTAAACAACCTCCACCAGTGAGATTTCGACATCTGCACGCGCGAGCCCGACCGACTGCTCCCAAGCGCCTTCGAAGCGCACCGTGTAACGGCCCTGCGTCGCAGTGCCGGTTGGGTCGTAAGAGAACTTCGGGATGGCCTCGAAGGGGTCGTAGAAGTAGAACGGCTCGTGCGGGCCCTTGCGGGCGTCGTAGAAGTCTCGGAGTTGCTGAAGAAGCGCCGGCGTCAGGCGCTTACCCAGCCGCCAGCGTTTGCGACTGGTCGAAACGAGCAGGCCACGCTGCCATTCGCCGTTGCGATACTCGTTCTCCAGCAGGGCGTACTCTCGCGAGTGCGCGAACGCGCGGCAAAGACTCTGTGGCAGCACGGTCCCTGGCGTGGCACTTTGCACGGAGTTTGGCATCGAGACTTAGCCATTGATGCGGTTCGCTATTTACGAGGAGCCACGCAGCCAAAGCTCAAGAGCTCCCCTCACCCTGGTAGACAGAGGCAGATAGCTGGAAATGTTTGAATGTCCTGGATCACTCTCTCGGAGGATGAGGAGTATGAATGAATGGGCGCTGGTTTGACCGGACATTCGATGACTTACAGAGTTGCCAAAGGAACCTACTCAGTAGCCAGCCCGCAGTGGGGAAGAAGCTCGTCGAAAGACTCGATGATCTTCTCCGGCGGTGCTTCCACTATCTCCTTCCGCAGGCGTTCTTCCTCCGCGACCTCAGCTTCGGTCCAGTACGTTATTTCTAGGAGTTCTTTATAGAGGTCGCTTGGGCGATGGCTACCATATCGGGCCCACACACCGTTGATCTGCGCCCTCCGCGCAAGTAAGATGTCCCGTGATAGGCTATCGCCAACATAAAGGCTCTCCTCCCGCGGTACTCCGAAGGCCTCGAAGACCGGAACGAGAGTCGCTGGATCTGGTTTACGGATTCCCGCCGAGGATTCTAGAAGCATACAACGTGACTCGACGGCCTCGTTGGATCTGCGACGCACAGACGTGGCGTTGAGGTGAGGAGGGATCCCGTGATCGCGAGGGGCGCAGATGGCGGAGATCAAGCCATCCACATCGAGCTGCCGTAGTCGGCGGCTCACGTAGCTCATCATGGAATCACTGTGCGCGACCACAATCACACCGGCTTGCCGTAGACGCTCAAGGCTTTCCCTGACACCCGGGTAGAGCTTAAGATTCCTCTTGCGCGTCAAGCGGAAGGCATGCACTGCGGAATCGTACTTCCTAAGTCGATCCTCCGGGGAGAGGCCCTCGTCAATACTGTTTAGAACGTCAAGTTCCTCGACTGCAAAGGCGTATTCAGTTGTGCCGTGAGCCTGGTACACCTTCCGAAATGACCGTTTTAGGCTTCCGGTGTCTAAGCCACTAATTCGCTGGATCTCTTGAACCATCGCCAGAAAACTCGGAATGAAGAAGGCGAGCCAGTCGTAAAGCGTGTTGTCTATGTCGGTGATCACCAACCGCACTGAAGGCTTCACGGCCTAGACACTCCGAAGGGCCTCTTCAAGTTGGGCGAGAAAGATATCGCGAATCAACTGATGGCAGGTTTCGCACCCGCCTTTTTGGAAGCGTTGCGGATCACTAGAATCGATGAAGAGAACTGCCCGGGCGTTAGGCCCCTCCTGACCTATCGGGTAAGCCATGAACGAGTGCCGCCCAGGAGTCACGCTCGCCAGTTCCGACCGATCAAAGCCCCAGCGTTGGTTCATGGCTTTTCGCCAGCATTCGTCAGGCTTTGACTCGAGGTCCCCCTGTGTCACGACTTCCAGGACCGACCAGCAAAGCGGTTGCCTCGTCTTGAACACCTGACCGACGATGCCGTGGCTAAATGTGAACACACGTCCACTTGCCGCCGAGTCCCTAGAAGGGTAGTAATCAGTGAGTTGTTCGTACAATTGCCGTCGGTTGCTTTTCAGGATGTGTAGGGTCAGCCGCTCCTTGTCAGTGAGCTCCAACACCCGATGGATTACGGGCAGCATGGAGGACAGTAGCTTGGCTGCTGCATACCGCCCCGGGGTGAGTCCTGTTAGGACGATGAAAAAAACTAAGACAAGGGAACCAAGCCCATAGGCCACGCGCCATGGCTGATTCGGCTGCAGAGCAAGACTGACCGTTGCAGACGCCAGCGTCGAGAGCAGTGCAAGGGCCACTGCACGGTTGCGTGAAAGTACGCCGAGGAGCCAAGTCTGGGTAAAGCGGACCAGGTCTCGTATTGCTCCCATCACGACTTCATGAGAACATGTTTGGCCTTTGGCACGCAAGCGTCTGTCGTAGGATCACCATTCCAAGGGTCAGCTAACGCATCTCGGTTTTCTGCTTAGTATCGCTTCGGAGCCAGAACAACTTTGTATGCTGTTGGTCTAGCTTGTCAGGGTGCCTGGGCTCAAATGCAGGCTCAGCAGTTCGCGTCGCCCAGCGTTGGCTTTGGTTGCGGAAACGGCCGCAGCCTGCACAACACGTGGGTTCTCGGCAATGGCCTGAACAGCTTCGCCTCGCAGCAAGGCTGTCGTTGCAGGCCCGTCGAGCTTGATCACGATTGGCGCTGCGTTCTGTATCGCACCGGCACCGATCCGATCCAGTCCGATGGTTGGCAGCCCGGCGAACGCCGGACCGCCATTCGAAAACGCCCCTTGCTGGAAGAGCGCGCCGCCCGATTGCGCAAGTGATACTGGCCGGAGCGTGGCGGGCAGGCCAACGGGCTTCTGCCCGGTCGAGAGCGCATACAACTCGACCAGGTCGCGTACCTGTGGGCTGCGGATGGCGACATCCAGATTCCCGCCGAAGGCCTGTTTCGCAGTGTCCACAACCTGGCGCAGAACTCCCTTGTCGGAGATATCTACGCCGTAGACCGCCTTGATCTTCTCCCGCGCCTTCTCCTGTGCGCCTTTGACAAACAGGCGAACGATGCCTGCGACAGCACCCGCTCCCGCTCCGATGGCCGCGCCCAGCGGTCCGCCGTACTTGAATCCGATCAACGCGCCGCCAGCGGTGGTCATCGCCAGTCCCGACAACCCGCCACGCCGCAAGCCGGCCAAGGCCAACAGTCCGCCGCCCAGGGCGGCAGCGGGCGAGTGCAAGACGGAAGAGAGTCGCTGGACAAGCGTGGCGGCCTGCCATGTCGTGGCCACACCCGGCCCCAACTGAACGCTGTCGCCGATCCCGAAGAACTCCTTCAGGCCCGGAAGAAAGCCGGCAAAGCCCGCTGGCGAGAAGCCGCCGGACCGCGTCGATCCCGTGACACCTGGAATGCTTGCGTTTGGGTTGAACGGAGGCGTAGTGATCCGGCCGACGCCACCGAACACCGGCACAGCGCCGATTCCCAGGACGCCGCCCAGCCTGCCAAGCGCACCACCTCCAACACCCCCCTGGGCGAAGCTGACTCTTGCCCCAGTGAAGAGCTGAGTGAGCAAAACGGCCACGCGCGATGTCACGACCTCTTTGATGGCTGTCAGCAGAGCTGTCTTGAGGGCGTTGCCGATCGCGCCGAAGACCGATTGCGACTTTGTCAGCAGTGCGTCGAACACGCCGCCCGCCTGTTGCTTGAGCGAGTCGAAGATCTGCCGGTATTGGTCGCGGACCATCTGCGTCTGCCGGATCGTAGCGTTCTCTCTTGCCGCCGTGATCGCAGCATCCGTCTGCTCCGACATTTGCCGCCGGATTTCCTCGCGCTGGCCAGCAAGCTCGGTGATCCGTGCATTGACCCGCTCGGCCTCGAAGCCCAGCCTCTCCATCCGCAGGCGTTCGTCGAACAGGATGCGGTCGGTTTCAAATTCGAACAGCCGCATCTTGATCTCATGGACCCTCTGAAGATAGGCAACCTCGATCTCCATCTTGCGCTGTTCGACGCCAAGCTTCTGCCGCAGCGTTTGGGCGTCGCCGGCTTCGAGCGCTCGCAGTTGGGCGTCCCGAGCGATCCCGGCCCGTTGCTCTTCGAAGCCGTAAACCTTCTCAATGTGCTCAAGGTTGCCGGCCGCCGCCTGCCGCTGGTAGTCCAGTCGCTTCTGAAACAGGTCGGTCTCGAACTCGAGCCGGCGCTCGTAGGCGTCGCGTGCCTGCCTCAGCAGGTCGTCGCTTTCTTCCTTGGCCACGGCGCGCAGCTTCACCTGGAGGGCACGCTCCACGTTTAGCCGCGTTTCGGTTAGCATCTGGAATCGGTGCTCGACGCCCCGCTCGTCCACCACGGTCGTGAGCTTGTCGATCTCCTTCTGGACCTCCAGCAACGCTTTGGCTGGTCCCTTGACGGCCGACTCCTGGGCCGAGAGCAAGAACTCCCGCGACGCGCGCACTCCCTGGAGCTGGCTCTTCTGGATGTCCTTCGCCAGCTCCTCGGCCTGGCGCTTGCGCACCTCGCGCAACTCCTGCTCGTTGACCACCTTGAGCCGCACACCGAAACTCTCGGCGTCGAGGTTCAGGAACCCTTCCGCACCGGCCTTGGCGCCGACAAAAGCGCGCCGGATCTGGTCCACGGTGAAGCCCATCTTCTGGAGATCATCCAGGTTCTTGCCCTGGTTCGAGACCAAGTCGAGAATCCGGGCCGCCTCGGCCGCAGTCTTGTTCTGCGCGAACAGCTGCTCTTCGAGTTCCTGGGAGCGCCGCTGCATCTCGTAGAACGCCGTCCCGGCGATGGTTGCGCCGATGGCGATCAGTGTGATCGGGTTGCGCGCCATAGCCAGCGTCAGGGCATCGACGGCGACCTTGGCCCCGGTCACCCAGGTGATGAACTGCCCAATGGCGAGCCCGACGGCCGCGGCTCCGATGGCTTTGGCAAACAGGGAGATGGCATCGGCGTTCTCCCTGGCCCACTTGGCCAGCTCCGTCAGGCCCGAGATCAGCTTTCGCAGCTCGGGGAGGAACTGTTGGCCGATGGCGGCCTTCGCCTCCTCGATAAACCGTTCAAGCGAGGTGATCTGCTTGCCGACGGTACCGAGCGAGGCTTCGTAGGCCCCGGCAATCTTGGGCGCTTCGGCGAGGACTCGCTGGAGGGCGAGGTTCTTCCGCTCGAGGTCCGTGAGGTCACGCCCCAGCCGCTGCCGCGCGCGAGTGAAGGCCTGCTCGAACTGGACGTTGATCCCGTAGGTCCGCAGCACTTCGATTTGCTGCGTGGTGATCCCGTGGATGATCCCTTCGAGCGCCTGGCTCGAGTTCTGGCCGGCGACCACGGCGGCGTCCTGGGCCAAGCGGGCCAGATCGGTCGCCTTCGACAGGTCCAGTTGCGCCGCGATCATCTTGTTAACCGTGTCACGGCTGGCCTGGGTGGTGATGCCAAGGGCTTTGATCCGGTCCACCAGGCGCTCGATAGCGTCGCCGTTGTAACTGTTTGCGCGCGCCAATTGTTGGTTCACCACCGCCAAGGTTTCGTTGCGCGCCGCGAGCCTGGCCGCCTCGAGTGTGTACTCCTTGACCCAACCGACGACCTTCTCGAAGGCATGTGCAAGCACCGTGCCTGCGGCCGCGCCTCTTGCCACGCTCGCCGTCAGACCGTCGATGCCTTGCGAGGCACCACGCGCGGCAGACACGGCGGTCGATTCCAGGCTCGACAGGCTCGCGTTGACGCTCTTGATCGAGTTGTTGGCATTGTCAGCCTCGACCTGGATGACGAGTTGGAGTGTGTTTGGGTTCGCCGTCGGCACGGAAAGTTCCTATGCCCTCAGTTTCCAGTTTGCAGCGACTAGGTGTTCCGACTGTTCGCCTGGTTGTGCATTGATTGGCCGGGCGCGATGGACAGCAAGTTGGCCCATTACACTCACAGTCGGCTTTACCTGTGTCGGCAAGCTCATGCTTGCGCCACGTCGTTGCGGATGAGGTGGCCGTACTGATCCGTCAACTAGAAAACTTTGGAGTGACGGAATGGTATGACTTCTGTTTGCTTCCCCTTAGGCGCTGGAACAGGGACGCCAGTCACGTCTCGGAACGTTTCGGGTGTGAATTTGAGGTTGCAGCACAGGGCCTCCAGCGTTACATCGGCCTTGGTTCCAAGCGCGCCCAGCGCTGTTACCAGCAACTCTGGCTCCTGAAACGAAGGTTCGTTCGGTTCGCCCTTAGTCCACCCTTTCGCAGACATGTACTTGAATGCTTGGCGATAACCGACTGCATCGAGCAGCCTGAGGTCATAAGCCCGTCTGATGATTGCGGCTGCGCTCGCTTGCCACCGACCCTTCAGGTCGAAGATATGCTTCCACGAGAAGGGTGAGAGGCTGAACTCTCGACCGAATGCCTTACGAGGCATCAAGAAGGCGCTGGCGAACCTGTCAGCGGCCGACTCGGTTTCGAGCGTACCCGTGGGAACGTCCCGATGCATCACGAGATGAGCGCATTCATGAGCGATGTCGAAGTTCCATCGCGATGTGCTCTGCATCGACTCATTCAAGAAAATGACCGTGGTTCGCCCGTACCTCGAGAAGGCGTCCACCTTCGTGGACCGGACTGGCTGGCGCACGATAATCACTCCGGCGTGCTCGAGCACCCTGCCTATCTGTAGAATCGGCGCATCCAGACCAAGCTTCCAATGCCTACGGCACTCCTCTGCCGCCGTTTCGATCTCTTCGGCACCCGACGTCGGGATGTTTGGCACATTGATCTCTGGGAATCTGAAGATCGAACGCAACTGCCTGATGACCATGCCCAGCAGCGTTGCATGAGCGCGCACCTGGGTCTTGAGCCGCTCTGGAGTGGTCCGGCGATGCCTAAAGCTGCACTGATCTTCGCGGAAGACGTCATCGAGCGAAACATAGAAAAAGGCAGGCTCGAACCCCAGGACAGCGCCACATGCTTCGACTAGGTCCCGTGCAGGGCCTCTCTTCTTGCCTGCCTCGCAAAGGGAGATGAGGGCAGGCGAGGCCGCAACTTTCTCGCCAAGTTCCTTCTGCGTCAAGCCCCGGAACTCACGCGCCAGCTGCAGTCGTTCGCCCCAGAATACGTCGCTTGGAAACAACGGGCCGCTCATCAGGCTTCTTCTGCTTGACCAGACTTCCCTTGCCTACTCTCTTCGGCAGTCTTCAAAGGCTCAATTGTCGGTGGTGGCAGGTTGACAGGTTGAACTTGCATTGGAATGACACTACCTGGCTCAACATCGAAGGGAATGGCGAAAGTCTCTGTGATGTTCGACGCGTCGTCCATCTCGACAAAGCTGACACCGGAGACTTGGCGTGTGCCCCGATCAACTTCGACGGCGAGACGGAGCGTCTTATCCACTGGGGGGAGGCCTTCCATTTGCAGCAACATCTGCCGATGGTGCAATTCCCCGTAGGTAGTGATGAGATATGGTTCAGGCGGATCGTCGGGCGTTCCCCTGTAGAACCTGAAAGTCACCGAGCCTACCGCGAAACTGAACCGCAAGAGCTCAGCCTCTGGCAAGATCTTCAGCCATGGGTAACGCGTGGCGGCCAAGCGTATCGCGTGACAGGTCCTCGTGTAGACCCGACAGCCAAGGCTCCATTCTGTGTCGCCGTTCGCAGGATCGTGGAGCCGAACCGCGTCCCGCCTTACATCACGAATGACGTTCGCAAGAGCAGAAAGGCGGTCGATCGTGAGATCCGGATACTTGGTCCATGGCTCGAAGTTGTTCATGGACACCAGCATACCATCGCTTCGGACATTGAAGCAAGTAATTTTACACCATGTCCATAAGTTTACAGCTTGGCGATTATTTACATGTCCGTCAATAGTTTACGGACCCGTAAAGAGTTTACGGGCGGGTTCGTCTACGGCCAGCCTGCCGTCCATCGGCTCCTAAAGCCCGATTGGGAGCTGTCTGTTTCGCGCTCGAGTCGGTTTCGCTCTTCATCGGCGATAAGGACCGCGTAGAACTCGTTTGCCAGGATGTCGTCGAGGCCAACGGTGATGCCCAACTGGAGAGCAGACCGCAGATGCAGGGCGCGACGCATGAGTTGGCCAGGAACTGAAGCCTGGGCGCTGTCGAAACGGTCCAGCGGACAGTGATCACAGCTCCCGCTGTCATCGGGCACATCTGGGCAGAGCTTCGGATCGCAGAGTTGATCGCGCCGAAGGCCCCAGTAGACCAGAAAACGCAGGGAGGGCCTTTCCGGCCACTCCCCGCTGGTCAGTTTCCCAGGTTGTCATCCTGGAAGGCGGCGTCGAGAGCGTCGATGGCAGCCTTCACGGCCACCGCTTGGTGGATGATCGGGACACCGTCGGCGTAGCCCTCGGTTTCCTGGGCGAGCTTTTGGTATAGCGCACCGGCGGCCACGAGGTTCACTGTCAACTCCTGGCGGTTGTAGGGCATGTCTAGGATGCGAGCGAAGCCGCGCCGGTATTCGATCACATCCTTGGCGCTCGGCATCCGCAACACGTGAGCCGTGGTGCCACCCGGAACTCGCAGAGCGATCCGAAACCCGCCGCCTTCGCTGGCAACGTCGTCAACGTCGGCCTGGCTCAGACGCTCGATGATCTGGCTCGCCTCGTAGGGATCGACTTCGGGTCCATCGTCCACGCGGATCTTCGCGAGGAGCGCGGCGTCGGCCTCCTCGACGTTCGCGACCGTCGTCTCCGACACGCCGCGGCCCAACTGCTTGATGATTACCTTGCGCCGGCGCTGTCGCTCGATCCACTCCTCGTCGGTCGGAAAACGCACCTTGACCGTCTTCGCGCCATCGGCCGCCTGGAGCCGGATCTCGACCTGGCGGCCCGCATCAAACACTACCTGTTTTTCATTCTCCATGTGCTCCTCCAAAGGTGGTTGGTCAGAAATCTATCCGGTTCACAAGTCCGATCCGGATACGGTGGGTTTCGTGCGGCCAGAGTTCTCTTGGCGGCGACTCAGGAATGGGACGCGATTGGCGTTACTGCGCTAAGCTTGCCTCACGGCAGGTCCCAAGTCCGCCGGCCCTCCGGGCAATACGACTCGGGATCAGTGTCTGGCATCTTGTCGTTTTCAAAAGCGTCCGCGCACTGGGGGCAATTCGCTATGTGTCCAGCGAACGCTTCTAGCCCCTCGTTTTCCTCGGCTTGGCTCATCGTATGGTCTCCTCGCGCTGGCTGCGCATCCCCATGAGCGCTCGGTTGTGAAAACAGATCAAGGCAAATCTGCTTACTGTGCGATGCCGTCGGTGTTGCACTGCGCTACTGCGGAAATCACTCCGTTGGTGGAGTCGTACTGCGGCTGGCACTCAACCGACACCGTCACTAGGCCGTCGGTCTCGCCGATCTCCACCATCGAGAAACTGATGCGGTGGAAGGTCACCGTCAGCTTGTTGTTGGTGTCGTAGGTCAGCGCGATCACCGCCGTGCCGATCGTTTGGTTCTTGAGCTTGGTCCACTCGGTCGAGCCGGCCTCGAAACGCGCCACAAACTTGAGCGACGCCTCGCGGTTGCCACACTCCAGTCGTCCACGGATCGCTCCGGAAGTCGCGTCACCCGAGGTCTGGAAGCCCGAGCCTGGAAAGAAGCCGGCATCGAGCCGCAGGTTGTTCTTCCAGCCGAACTCCAGCGAGACGATGCTCTTGGCGGTGACGTAGTCAACGCCGTTAATGCTCAGGGCGATGGACGCCGACGGCAGCAACTTTTCCGTGATCGCGGTCGGCAACGTGATCCCAGAAGGTTCGGTCAGCTTGCCTGAGCCGAGAAACTCGATGTTGATCTTGCTGTTCGACCGGCCAGGGCCGCTCCCCACTGTGATCGTCCAGCCTTCGATGGCACAGCCCACCGCCATCCGATCGACAACCGCCGCGCCGGGCCGGATCTGTTCGATGAAGCTGAAGTAAGGCAGCTCGATCCCGTCCGTCGTTGGGTTGAGCGGTGTGCAGGTGTAGGTGAAGTTCGGTGTCGTGCCACTCTTCACCACCTTGCCGAGGCCGAACGCCATGGCCCAGGCAGCGATGTCCGAGCTCATGTACTTCTCGATGGTCCCGGCCACATCCCAGGAAGTCTTGAAGACCTCAGTGGCGAACTCGTGGCCCTTGCCGAACTCCTCGGCATCGTTCTCCGTGTTCAGCTTCGGGTTTGCCAACGCGGCGTTCAGCTTCTTGAGCTGCCAGATCGTGGCGAGGATGTTGGCCGTCGCGATGTCGGCCTGCTTGCCTTTGCCGAAGCCGATCAGGACTTCACGAATGTTAGCGGGCATTGTCGTTCACCTCCGAGGGCGGCTGGACCTGACGCCAGCCCTGAACCATCCGGGGTACGAGAATCTCGGGTGTTGCTTCCACTTCCTCGGGTTCGCCGCCATCCGGCGGCACAAGCCAAACCTTGTCCATCTCACTCGTCCCCTATCTCGGTGAAAGTCACCGACACGTCAAAATAATCAAGGCCTTCCTGGTCGGTCTGCCGCTGGATCGCCGGCACGTCCATCGGGTAGCAGGACGGATGAACCGTTGCGTTCAGCATGGGTTGGCCGACGCTGGTCGGAACACCCTTCGTGATCAGCCGGAATAGCCGGTAGTAGGACGTAGGCGGATCACCGTCGAATGTCTCGCGGGCGCGCAGGAAGAGCGAGACCTGGTGCTTCCACGTCTCGTTGCTGCCAAATGAGCCCGGCTGCGTGCCCTGCCAGACGGCCATGATCGAAGGCGCCGGCATCTGGTAGATGGCCAATGCCAGGCTAACTTTCTTCGGATACTGGTCGTGGTAGGCGAAGATCCGTTCCGGGTCGCCGTTCATTTCATCGACCAGGTCCGGAATGTTCCGCAGCAGCGCGACGAAGGAATCGACCAACTCAGCCGGGTTGATCATCGCTGACGCCCTCCGAGGAATTGCTCGAACACCTTGCGCTTGAGGCCTTCACGAAACACACGGCGCGCCGCCTCCATCACCGCCTGGCGGTTCCTGGGCGAAAAGACCAACCACGGCTGGAGCTTCTGGTTCGCCCAGCCTTTGATGCGCTCCTTGCGGGAGGTCAGGCTGGCCTTGGCCGACTTCTCGCTCACGGTGCGCAGCGTGAGGTTCCTGAGCATGTCGCCGGTCAAGCGCAGGTTGCGGCGATTGCCCTTGCGGAGCTTGCTCTTGTAGATCGCGTAGCGCTTGGTTAGCGGCTTGGCCGCCGTGTCGCCGGGACCTTGCGCGGCCTCGAGCCGGTTCTTGACCGCCGCCACGCCCACCGTGCCGATCTTCACCATGTCGCGCTGGCGGAAGTTCAAGAAGTCGAGCACGATCCGCTTCTTCTGCCAAATCCGAACGCTGGCCATGGGTTACTGTCGGTGCAGGCCGAGCCTTGCACCACCCTGTCCATCGGTCTCGACTTCGAAGACCTTGTAGGTGATCGAGTCCATCTGGACCTCGTCACCGCGGTCGGGTGTGACCGCGAGGTCCGAGAGCCGGATGAACAGGATGGCGAAGGCGCCGGGATGCTTCTCTTCCTGTTGTTGCGTGGCCTCGAGTACACCCTGGATCGTGTACAGTCCGCCGTCATTCGAAAGATACAGGACCTCCCTGCCGAATGCAGCCAGCACGCCGGCGTTGAGGCCGTTCACGAGGGAGGTCCAGTCGGACATTGCTTGAGCCTGTGGGCTTACGCCTTCGTGCCCTTGACCAAGACTTCCGGGCGCAGACAGACCGGCAGCGGGTTCGACTGCGTGTGCAGGTCGGTTCCACGCCCGAACTTGCGCGGCTCCTGCTTGGCGTAGAGCGGCAGGCCGAGCGTGTTCGCGGTCTCGTTGAAGTCTGCCGGCGCGAAGTAGGATCGGAAGGTGTTGGCCGTGCCGAGCGGGAAGAAGTGCGCCTCGTCGTCGGCGATGAATTTGCGCACGTTGCCCGCGGCGTCGGTCGCTTGGCCGCGGTACTCCTCGAAGGTGATCCCCCCGAACGTGAAGCCGGTGCGGTAATCGTTGCCGAGTTGCTGGTTGCGCTGGAAGTACATGAACGCCTCCTTCACCTTGGCGTGGGTGGTGAAGGCGTCGTAGAACCCCGACGAGCACAGACACATGATCCCGGTCATGAACTCGCCCTTGAGGTTGTCCTCGATGTGCCTTTTGACTTCGAGCACCTTCAAGAGCACCTCGGTCGCGGCCGTGGGCAGGTCAAAGTTGACGGTCTTGGCCGTGATCCCGAACTCGGTGTACAGGTTGTAGAGCGTGGAGCCGTCGGCATCGAGAATGACGCCCTTGAGCGCGCCCATGCGCAGGTGCTCCAGCGTGATGGCGTGCTTGTTACGCATGTTCTGGAGCTTCAGCGCCATCAGGTTCGACACGGCTTCCATCTCCGTCTCCGAGCCGAAGGCGCGGAGGCCCTGGACCTCCTCGGGCAGAACGGCGTCGTCGTGCGGGATGTGCGGGATGACGAACGACCGCACCTTGCGCTTGCCGACCGTGCCGACCGTGCCGGGCGCGCCGACCGGCTGCGTCGGCAGCAGGTTCAGCACGCCGCTCATCTCCTCGATGAGGATCGTGCGGGTGCGAACACCCAAGGGCGGCATGAGACCCAACTGCTCCACGCGCCCATAGGTGTTCGGGATCTTGTTGATGGCGGCCGTCAGAGCCACCATGTCGAAAGCGTCAGAAGCAAAAGGGTTCAGCATGTGGGGTTAAGCTCCTTCGCGGACCTTGATGCCCGCGGCTTTGAGTTGAGCGATGGCGGCGTCCTTCTGCGGCTGCGTGGCTCCCGCCGGCCAGACCAGGCCGTTGGCCGCCACGACGGACGGACCGTTCACAATGGCGGTTCCGTTCGCGTCGACGCCAACCGGGGCGGTGACGTCGAAGCAGAGAATGCCGTAGGCCTTGTCGCTGCCGTCCGTGGCGGCGAAGTCGATCTGCTTGACCTTGCCCGAACCGGCGGCCACGGTGATGGTGAAGGCATCGCCGGCGGCGAAGTCGACCGCGCCGTCGGTGATGGTGAAGGTCAGGTGCGTGTTGAACGCCACGCCGACTGTCGCGACGCCGATCAGGATGCCGTCCGGGTCCTCGACCGCGAACTTGCCGCCGTTGGTGATCGGCTCGATGCAAACCACCTGGTAGACGCCAGGCTTGGCGGCCTGGCCGACGGTCGGCGCGGCGGTGATGGTGCCGTTGCCGGTGTTGCCGGCGACAGCCGCGCCGGTCGCGGCGCCCTTGGTGATGCGGCCGAGAACCATGGCTACGGTCAAGATGCGGTCGACCCCGGCCCCGGCAAGGACGGTGACCAGTTCGCGGCAGTAGAGAGCCTCGGACTCGAACTTGAGGACGTCGCCCAAGTGAAGCGATTCGTTGGTGACAGGCACGTTAGTTCACTCCCTTCGCCGCCAGGCGTTCGACGGCTTTGATGACAGGGTTGTTTTCGAGCGAGGGCTTCGCCGTGGTGCCGGTCTCGGGCAACACATGCGAGCGGATCTCGACGGCATCCTCGGCGACCCGCGCCTCCATCAGAAACTGGCGGGCTTCGGCAGGAGACGCGCCGCGCGCCAGCAAACCGGCGGCCTTCGAGGGCATGCCGGCCAGCGTGCAGAGATCGACAATCTCGCGCGCTTCCGCATAGCCTTGCTTGCGTGCTTCCACTCTGAGGGCTTCGAGATCCACGGCGGGTTCCTTCTCCAACTCTTCGGTCATGATTCGGGTTCCTCCTCGTTTTGTACTGCGTTGTCCAAGAGCGACTCGCAGGTCGGCCAGGGCATCCTGGCGAGTGCCCATGCGATCGGCCAGTTTCACGTTGACGGCATCGCTGCCGTAAAAGAGAGCGGCCTCGGTCGCGCGGATCGCCGACTCCGAAAGCCCCCGGTTCCGGGCGACAGCGCCCACCAGAAGGCCGAAGGTGCGTTCGACTTCTGCTTCGAGCACCTGGCGCGCTTCCTCGCTCAACGCCGTGTGTGGATGGAAGTCGGCCTTGCGCGCGCCGGCGTGAACGATGGTGTACTTGAAGCCGTTCTTCTCGTCGTTACCGGTCATGTCCAGGTGGGTGAAGATCACGCCGATTGATCCCACTCCGGAAGTGCGGCTGACGTAGATTCGGTCGGCGGCCGACGCCAGCAAGTAGCCGCCGCTGAAGGCATCGTTGTTGGCCACGGCGAAGACCGGCTTCGATGACCGCGCCGCGTAGATGGCGTCGGCGGCATCGAACGCGCCGGCGACTTCGCCACCTGGTGAATCAACATTCAGAAGGATCGCGCGCACCGCCGGATCCTGAGCCGCCTCCCCGACCTCGCGCTGGATGTCGGTGTAGGACCGCATGCCAGACAGGGCATGGAGTCCGTAGGTCTTGTGAACCAAGGTGCCCTCAACGGGAATGATGGCGATGCCGTCCGGCGTGACCTCGAAAGCCTTGCTTGCCGCTCTCGACTCGCCCGCCGCCATCAACGGATCGCCAAGGCCCAACCGAGGACCGAGCACACCGAGGATGACCTCGAACTTGTGCGGCGCGATCAGATGCGGCGTGTCAAAGATCCGTGCAGCCAGATGCACGAGTGGCTTCATCGTCTTCCTTTCGAGGATCGGAGTCGTACTCGAGGCCCAACTGGTCGGCCCGGGCGTTGTCCGTGGCGATCTCGCGGTCAATGGCCTCGGCGTCGTAGCCCTGCTCGGAAACCACTTCGGCGCGACTCTTGAATCCAGCGCGAACGGCCATGATTTGCGCCTTGATGTCCTTCAACGGATCGACCCAGGCGAAGCCGGGCGGAATCCACTTCACGTCGTAGAGAGCCTGATCGTCCGCAGATGCCCGCAGGACACCGGCCAACAGCGCCGCGTCGATCCACCGCCTCCAGATCGGCTGGCACATCTGGAAGACAATCACCTGGTGTTGAAACTGCTCGCAGCGCCGCCGGAACTCCAGCAGGCCCGCTCGAATCGATGAGTAGTTGACGCCCGTCAGATCACCGGTCAACTGCTCGTAGGTGATCCCCATGCCGGCAGCGATGGAGCGCAACTGCACCCGCATGAACGTCTCGTAGCTCGCGCCAACGTCGGCGGGAGTCGAGAACTTGATATCCTCGCCCGGCAAGAGAACCTGGAGCGTGCCGGGCTCGAGGCCGGCCAGTGCCGTCCCGGTTCCGTCCGGAGCGCTCTCGCCAACGAGCTGATCCTCAGGGGCATTCTTGGTGACGAAGCCGGCGAACATCGCCGCCGTCTTCTTGCGCACCAGTTCGGCGTCATCGTACTGGTCGAGCTCGTAGAGCTTCATCAGGACTTGTGTTAGCCACGGCTGGCCACGGAGTTGTCCAGGCCGCAGCGGGCGAAAAAGGTGCAGCACCGAATTCGCCGGCACGCGAACCAGTTCGGCTGAAGCCAGCGGATGGCTGGTGTCGCCAGGATGCTCCCGGTAGAGATGGTAGGCAACCCGCCGCCCGAGCTTGTCGAACTCGATGCCGGCACGGATGTAGTTGCCGTTCTCCAGTCGCCGCGTCTCGCTGGCCGGCAAGTGCTCGGCTTCGAGTAACTGCACCTGGAGCGGAACCGTCAGCCCGTCCTTGGGCAAACGCGGCCGCAGGCGGATGAGACACTCGCCGGCTTCCATCACCGAACGGCACGCCAAGGCCTGGAGACCGTAGAAGTCGGTCAGCCCGGCGGCGTCCGCTTCATCCGTCCAGCGAAGCCAAAGGTCCTGAAGCCGCTCTTTGATCTGAGCGTCCGGGTGCGTCGACTGCGGCTTGATTCCCGCGCCGACGGCATTCGCTACGAAGGCATCGAGGGCGTTGGCCGCCCAGGGATTGCGGCGCACCATGTCGCGCGAGCGCGACCGCAAGGTGTCTGCGCTGCGGAAGACCAGCGTGTTGATGTCGCTCGTGGACGCCGTCCAGCCCGTGGTCCGCCTGGTGCTGGCCGCGGCCTCGTAATCGGACGCCGCCCGCAGCCGCGGAAAAAACGCTGCCTGGAAACGCCGCCAGAAGCCCAATGGATCAGAAGCCTTTCTCGGTGGAGATGCGAATCTGGCGGGTCACCGCGGTCCCGCTGGTGCGGGCCAGCTCAGCCTCGGCCATCCGAATCGCCTCCCTCAGTTCCTCAACAGTGCGGTACTCGACTTCCCGTTCGCCGAAACGGACACGGCGCACGCCGTTGGCCAGCGCGTCACGAAGTGCATCGAGCTGTTGTTGGGTGAAAGGCATATTCGCCAAGCCTTCGGGCTGCGAGAAATCCGAAGAAAGAACTTGCTATCCGTCAGAACCGAAGCGATTCATAGGCCGCTCGTTGAACGGCAGTCCACATCGAAAGGAGCTTGCATGACCAAGGACGAGTTAATCGCCTGGGCCACAGCGAACGGCTGGAAGCCGGACCGCTTTGGCCATCTTCAGAAGGCCAACGGCACCGGCCGCTACCGGCTCAAGCTGAGCCGCATCGCGGCCCGGTACGAGGCCAAGACCTCCGCGGGATGGGTTCGCATCCGCAGCGGCTACTTCAAGGACCTCACCATAACCGCCGACGGGAAACTCGCCGGCATGACCCGATAGAAAGGAGCAGATCGCATGACGTTCACCATCGACAAGGACAACAACATCTGCGTCTACGCCGCGACTGAGGAGACGCCCACGGGCGACCACCTCCAGCGGTTCAGCAGCCAGAAGGAGCTCGACCGGATCGCCGCCGAGTGGCCGGGCGAGCGCTTGATCGAGCTGTGGAACAGCTTCGCCGGCGTGACGCCCTTCCAGAACCTCAAGCCGGTGAAGAAGTTCACCGACCGCAAGACAGCCGTGGGCAGGATCTGGCGCGCAATCCAGGCCCTGACGCCGCCCGGTGCGCCACAGTCGCCCAAGGGCGAGCCGAAGGCGGCGAGGTCGAGGAAGGCGGCCAAGGCCGGCGACAAGGCCGCCCGTGACGCCAAGCAACCGCGCGAGGGCAGCAAGAAAGCCAAGGTGCTGGCCCTCCTGCGCAAACCTGGCGGCGCAACGCTCAAGGACATCATGAAGGCCACGGCCTGGCAGGCCCACAGCGTCCGCGGCTTCATCAGCGGAAGCCTGGTCAAGAAGATGGGCCTCAAGGTCGAGTCTGCCAAGCGTGACGACGGCCAGCGCGCCTACGTGATCGCCGAGTAGCAGTCCCCGGATAGCCAAGGCCCACCACCGCCGCCAGCAAGTTTGGCGGCGGTGGTCGTTCAGGCGCGCCCACTCCTTTGTGACAACGCCAAATCAAGCCGTCAGAATTGCCTTGATAATCGGCCCGGACTATTGCCTCATACACTTGCCATGACGAACACCGACTCGATGGACACCGCCAAACTCGCCAGGCTTACCGGCCTGCCCAATCTCGACACCATCAACGATCCAGAGCGTCTGGAGCGGCTGATCAGCGCCGCCTGGAACATGCTCGCGCACACGACCCCGCAGTGCCCGCTGCGCTTCGAGATCGCGTATGTGGAGTACGCAAGGCTGGCGACTTACCGCCTCGAGCACCCCGACCCGGATGAGTAAGGCGCCGGCTCGTTAATCGTCCTCTCGCTTCACTTCCCGCAGAGTCTCGGCCAGCACGTCGATCTGTTTGTCCACTCCTTCCATTCGCAGATGGCACTCCTGCGTGCGCACGTACGTCCCGTTGATCCTCAGCACAATCCGGTTCTCCAGTTCGGCCATCTCCCTGCGGACCTCCGCCAGCAGTGCTCGGTTCTGCAAGCCCACGTACGCGCCGATCAAGCCGGAGACCAGGCCGACGAGCGAGACCAGAATCCCGAAAACCGCCACCACCAGTTGACCGGTCATCGTGTTCGCCTCCCAGTTGGTTCAGGCCGCAGCCTTGCGGCGCTCGTCTGACACTTCGTCGAAGCAACGGCTGGCGCTTTCGAGTACGGCCTTCTTGCCCGCGAACTCCTGCCAGCGGCGGACCGCGACGTCCACGTACTTCGGCTCGAGCTCGACCAACCGCGCCTGGCGTCCGGTCTTCTCGCATGCGATCAACGTGGAACCCGAGCCACCGAAGGGATCGAGGACCACATCTCCCGACCGGCTCGAGTTCTGAACCGCTCGCTCGATTAACTCGACGGGTTTCATGGTCGGATGAAGGTCGTTCGCCACGGGTTTCTTTACGAACCAGACATCGCCCTGGTCGCGGGCGCCACACCAGTAATGCTTTGCGCCTTCTTTCCATCCGTAGAGGATCGGCTCGTACTGACGCTGGTAATCCGAGCGGCCGATGGTGAAGGTGTTCTTGGCCCAGATGACGAACGTCGACCAATGGCCGCCCGCCTCAGTGAACGCCTTGTAGAGCGTGTGCAGCTCAGAGGACGACATGCAGATATAGACCGCGCCATTCGTGACCGCCAGGATGTTCACGCAGGCGTCGTACATAAACCGTTCAAAACCGTCGCCCAGGTTGTCGTTGGCGATCTCGCGCTTGTTGCCGCGCAGCCGATCCTTCATGGTCGCGCCATAGTTCACGTTGTAGGGCGGATCGCAGAAGACCATGTCGGCCTGCCCGGCAGCCAGGACCTTCTCGACGTCGCTCAAGACAGTGGCGTCGCCGCATAGCAGGCGGTGCTTCCCGAGGAGCCACACGTCGCCAAAGTGCGTGATAAGGCTCTCGGACGGTTCGGGAGCGGCATCCTCATCGGTCTGGCCGGAAGAGAGATGGTCCGGTTCCTGGAGCAGGTGGTCCAGTTCCTCGTCGGTGAAGCCCAGCAGATCCAGGTCAAACTTGTCTTCCTGGAGCGCCTGCAATTCGACGCGCAGCATCTCCTCGTTCCACGCCGCCCCACTGATCGCCAATTGATTGTCTGCAACGACCAGGGCCCGGCATTGTGTCTCCGTCAGTTGATCGAGGAGGATGACCGGCACCTCGGTCATGCCGAGCTTGCGTGCCGCGAGCAGTCGTGCGTGGCCGGCAATAAGAATTCCACCAGCTCCAACAAGGATTGGATTCGTCCACCCAAATTCCGCGATGGATGCCGCAATCTGCGCCACCTGCTCTTCGGAGTGGGTGCGCGCATTTCTGGCGTAGGGGATCAGCTTGTCAACCGGCCACGCGACGACCGCGAGGTTCATCAGGACCTCGCCTGCTCTCCCTCGGTGTGCGGGAAGAAAACACCGACCAGCTCGTCGATCAACTCGCCCACCAACTCGCGCAGCTCAGGCGTGTCGATACTCACGCCGGTCAGCTTGCCGACCACGCCCACAACCCCGAAGAAGACCGAAACAACAGCCTCCTTCTTGATCAGACCCTTCTTGGCGCCGGCGATGATCTCGACCACGCGGATCATCAACGGCAACAGCTTCAGCGCACCGACAACAATGTTCATGGACTGACACTCCTTTGGTAGATTGGCGTTACTTGGACTTCGTTCCGTAGCAGGGCATCCCGTTCGGCTTACGGCGTATAGAGCGCGAGTCCCGCTCGCGCAAGTTGGCTTCGGTGGCGACCGCTACCCCTCTGGTTGCTGCGACTTGATCGAACGTCTGGCCACTGGCTTCCAGGACGACCGGTGCATCGGGAAGGAGATGCTGCACCCGGCGGAGGATCACGTCGCAGTAGGCCGGGCTGATCTCGATCCCATAGCCAACACGGTTGAGCACGGCCGCAGCCGCGAGCGTTGTCCCGCTTCCCGTGAACGGATCAAAGACCACATCGCCGGCCCCGGAGAACGCCTTGATGAAGAACTCGGGGATCGCCCGTGGAAACGGCGCGGAGTGCGAACCTTGGCTCGACTCGGTCTTGGCCTCAATCACATTGCTCGGCCGCGCGATCCCTTCGTGCCGCCCTTCGTCGTGCTCTCCAAGTAGTCCGCTGCCAGAGTTTGACTTCGGTGTTTCGGGCGAGTAATCGAAGCAGCCGTCGGACCAGTGGCCGACCGCCTTCGGGTCACACTTGATCTCAGCTTGGCGACAGAAGTGAAAGATCGGCTCCCAAGCGTTCTTGAAGCGGTTGCCCCAGCCGCCGGGTACGCCGTTGTCAGTCTTGCGCCAGCAGAACTCGTCGACGAATCGCCAGCCCCACTCGCGAACGTGGGCCAGGGTCACGTCCTTGACGTAGAGCACGCGCTGGCCGTCTTCGGCGTGCTCCTTGATGTTCAGAAAGTAGGAGCCATCAGCCACCAGGATTGTCTCGATGCCGGCGGCCACGGCGCGAAACCACTCGACGTAATCCTCCGGCGCCACCGGGCGAAATCCACTGGCCGGGTCGTACTCGCGGCGGGTCGCGTAAGGCGGCGACGTGACGACGACGTTGGCACGTGTTGCGCCGAACAGGCCGAGGACGGCCTGGCGGTCGCGGCAGTCGCCACAAAGCAAACGGTGCGGCCCGATCAGCCATAGATCGCCGGGCTGCGTAACGGCCTGGACGGGTGCTTCGGGGACGCTCTCCGGTGCTGCACCCTCGGTGTCAGCGGCCTGGTTGTCGCCCGCCGCAAGCAGCGCATCCAGGTCCGTGTCCTTGAAGCCGGTCAGGCTGAGGTCGAAGCCGTCCTCGCGAAGCGCTCCAAGTTCGAGAGCCAGGGCCTCTTGGTCCCAGCCCCCAAGTTCAGTTAGCCTATTGTCCGCCAAAAGATAGGCGCGCTTCTGCGTCTCGCTGAGGTGATCGAGTACGACCACTGGAACCTCGGCCAAGCTGAGCTTGCGAGCTGCCAGGAGGCGCCCGTGGCCGGCGATCACGCCGGCCTTCGAGTCGACCAGGACCGGCGCGTTGAACCCGAATTCCGCGATGCTGGCGGCGATCTGCGCCACCTGCGAGTCGGAATGCGTTCGCGGGTTGCGGGCACACGGAATCAGTTTGTCAATCGGCCACAGCTCGATTCGCTGGGCCATCGCTGGCGAAAGCATTTGGGTTGTAGAAGCTCTCGACTAGTGAGGTCGACTGCGGTCCATCCAGCGGCTGCGGAGCACTTTGCGCTCCGGTCCTGTGTTGGTCGACTTCTGCTCCGCGCCGGACATCGGCCGCAAGGCTTCAATCCGCTCCGCTTCGGCGTCCAGCCGGAAGCCCATCGAGACCAACCCGCACAGCGCTGCGTAGGCGTAGACGCGCGCATCCAGGACTTCCGCTCTCGCGCCTTTCTTCCGCCGCCACTCCCGCACCGGCGTCCCACGCGAGTACGTGGTCACGAGCGTCTCCGAGAGAAGCTGCTCAAACCATTCCTGGTCACGTTCTTTCGGGAAGTGCGAGTATCCCGGTCCTGGCTGTTCGATCTTCAACCGGCCGTAAATCACGCTCTTGGCGCTGTCCACGCCGACAATCCACAGCGGCGTCTTGTTCAGCGTGTTGCGAGTCGGCTTGCGAGGCCACACCGGCAACGCGCCGCTCTTGCCTTTGACGGCAAGCACCCGGCGTTGGTACCGCGTCCGGCAGAAGTCGTACACCGCCTGCGTGTGGAATCCGGAATCGACGGAGCAGGCCGCGACGGGAAGTGAGAGGCCGTACTCGTGAGACCATTGCCGGCTGAGGAACTCATCCAGTGTTCGCCAAACGTCGGGCGCGCTCGGGTCGCCTGGAAAAACCCGGTACTCGATAGACCACGACTCCTCGCCTCGTCCCCAACCGACCAGGTCCAGCTCGACCCGATCCCATTGCACATCGACGCCAGCCGTCAGCACACATACACCCGCGGGCAACCGTGGACCGAAGTTCTCGCGGCGTTCGAGCAGCATTGCCATGTCGACGCTGGTCTCGGCCTCGTCATCCCACAACTCACCCAGCGCTGTGTTGATGAAGGCGCGCAGCGTCTCCGGTCCCCCGGCCTTGGCCTCCAAGAACTCGACCGCTGTTTCTGACCACTCCTTCCAAGGCGAGTACAACTGATTGATCCAGAAACCGGCGACTCGGCCCTTGGGATTCGCCGCGCGCCACTCGCCGCGCGCCAGCATCCATGACTTGCGATGCGAAGGGATCAGCACGCCGCAGTGCTCGCAGCGATACTGCGCCTGCTCAGGTTGCCCCTCCGGCCACTCCACATTGGTCCAGATCAAGATCTGGAACTTGCCGCACTGCGGGCACGGTACCCAGAAGCTCGAGCGGTTGCTCTTCAGCCACCAGGACTCGATGCGGCTGGCGCCCTTGACGGTGGGCGTCGAGACGAGCAGTACCTTGCGGTTCCACCAGGTTGCTGACCGCTTGACGGCCAGGCTGACCGGGTCGCCCTCGGTCCCTGCCGATGCCGGGTAGCGGTCGACTTCGTCAAGGAGGACATAGCGGATCGGCCGCATCGCCAGGCCGGCAGGACTGTTCGCGCCGGCGATGCTGAGGCTGCCTCCCGCAAACTTCTTGTGGAGAATGCGATTGTCGGAATCGCGCGACCGGACGTCCGCAACCTTGCCCCGCAGACACGGTGTATCGCGGAGCATCGGGGCGAGACGATCTTTGCTCCAGGCCTCGCCGTCCTCGACGCGCGGCAGCACGATCAAGACCGGCCCAGGATCGCGGTCGATGATGTAGCCGACGAACGAGTTCAGGCACTCGGTCTTGCCCACCTGTGAGGAGGACATGAACACGACCCGCTCATACGGGCTGTTCGGTGTCAGCGCATCGAGGATCGCCCTTTGGTAAGGTGCCCGGTCGGTTCGCCACTCGCCAGCTTCGGCCGAGGCTTCCGAGGACAACCGCCGGTTCTGGTCCGCCCACACCGAAACCGTCAGCCGCGGCAGTGGTTCGAACGCGGCTGCGAAGTGTTCTACACAAGCCTCAAGAGCGTCGATAACGAATCTCCTCTTGCAAGGCTCTCAGCATCGCCTCGATTTCGGTGTCGAGCAGCTCCCGGACTTCGCGCACGTCGCTCAGCGCCGCCAGTTGTGGAGCCAACTTTGCCGGCATGGTCAGCAGCTTGTCCCGGACCTGCCGTCCCTGCTTGAACCACTGGACCTTGACCTCATCGGCGGGGATGAGCTTGCCCGACTTGGTTTCGTACTCCAGCCGCCGCAGCTTGGCCCGGAAGACCATGTCGGCCAGTCGTGCCTGGGCGAAGCTGGTGGGAGCCTGCCCGCCTGACGCGTCGACCGCGGGTCGTGGTTGCGCCGCTCGGTCCGTTTCATTCGGCTCGACCGCGACGGGCTTGTCGTCAAGGACCGCGTCGCTCGCGGCCACATCCACGTGGCCATTGCGCATGACCAGGACGCCGGCCTTCGCCAACTTGCTGATGTACTGCCTGCTTTTGCCGCGGTGCCGGGCGTACTCGGCCTGGCTCATCAATCGGCGCGCTTCGCTCATGGACAGAAGGCGGAGTCAACCATGTCAACCACTGTCAACCTCAGAAAATAGGCAGAGCCTAGCCACAGCGTGCAATCCATTCACCTCTCGGCCCAGCAGGCCCTGGAAGGACCCAATGGAGGCTGAATTGCTAGGGCGCGTGGGCTTCCCTTGCAAACAGCGCCATTACCGACTACAATCTAGATGGTAATAGCCGGATGGGAGAGGCTCTATGCAACAGGTGGAACTCAAGCTCAAACAGGCCAGCGCCGTCCTAGGTGTGCCCGCCAAGGATCTCCAGAACTTGGTCCAGTTCGGAGTGGTGAGGCCCAAGAAGACGGCCGACCGATACTGGTTCGACATGACAACCCTGCTCGAAGCCAAGGTTGCCTGGTACCTCAAGGAAGCCCTGGGCGTCTCGGCCGGCTACCTGACTCGGATCGTCCAGGCGTTCTCAGAGACGCCGACGGTTCGGCAGGGCAAGACGGCCGATGTCTTGATCAGCTCACGTCTATCTCCGGAGTCGGCGACCATCGAAGTCCGCATTCCCCTGCGGCGCCTGGTTTCGGAGATTAGACAGCAACTTCCTGTGGCAAACGTCCTCAGGGATCTCCCACGCGGACGGAAGCGCGCCGGGTGGAAGCAGGAGTTCTTACGATCCATTCGAGAGGCTGCTACGGATCTAGGCCACCTCACCGAAGCAGAAATCCTTCAGACCATCCGAGAACATCGACGAGCACAGCGGGCGATCCCGGAGATCACTGTTGCCTTCGAAGCGACCAAGAAGACAGCCTAGGGGCGTCATAGATACTTCGGTGTTGCTGGCCGGCGTCGCCGGACTCAAATCGGGCGTTCGGCCGACAAACGCCAGCGCGCTCCTCCTCCGCGACTGGATCGACAGCGGACGCTTCACCTGGCTCGTTAGCGAAGAAATCCTCGAAGAGTACAAGGCGGTCCTTGCCCGGCGAGGCGTTCGCCCACAACTCATCGGCACGATCATCAACCTGCTTCGGGAGGAGGCGGAGCAGATTGGAGTACGCCATGTGCGCGAGCTCTCACCCGATCCAGCCGACGATCCGATCTGCGCGTGTGCCGAACAAGGTGCAGCGGATTTCATCGTGACGCTCAACAGGAAGGACTTCCCCCAGGCGCGCCTGACGGCTAAGGTGATTCTCCCCGACGAAGCCATTCCAACTACCAGGCGAACACGGCGGCGGTAAGATCACTGACTTCTCTCTTGGATATGCCGGAGCCGAATTCTCGCCGCGATGTTCATGGCGATCTGCTCGGCAGGGTAAGCTCCAGCTCGACGGCAGCGTTCAGCTTCCTCCTCGGCAATGCCTAGGCAGGCCGCCTTGGTCGCGGCAACCGCGTCGTCGTGACGAATCCTGAGTTCGCGGCGAATGAAAGCGGCCAAGCTGTCGGCGTGCTCCTCTATCGCCACGTTGAGCTGGTAGCAGATATGTGAGGCCAGTCGCTCAGGAGTCAGGATTTCGGACATACGCCCATCACCAGTGTTTTGCTTTCGAGGCCAGCCGCCGCGAAACGGCCAACCGCTGCGTCGCGGAAACAATCCCCGCTCAATCGCCAGGAATCTGCCGCCAACTCCACTGCGCTGCCTCATCGCTCGCTCGCCGAGCAATCGATTACGACCTGCAGAAACACGGACCGGAACTGGCCCTTCTTCCCAAGCCGCCGCAAAGTCCAAACCGCGTGGCCACTCTCGAGGTGTTCCTGGTAGCTGTACCGTGTGCCGGCATAGTCCGACGGCTTGCTCAGCTTGGGATCGGAAGCACGCTGTCGTAGAACGGCCCGCTTTACCTTTCCCTTCCGCGTTCGGACGACGGTCACGAGATTGAGGGCGACGAGCCGGTCGAGGCGCTTCTCCGTGATCCAGTCCCCGAGTGCGCCGTCGAATGAGTAGAGCGGGATCAGTTCTTTCATCGCCAAGACACACTTCCAGTGCGGATCGGATTTGCGGGAGTTGGATTAGCGAGCGTCCCGGCGCTCGTTAGTTGTTTCTGAGGATCCTTCGGAGGGTGCGCTTGGCGCTGGCCTATCGAACCGAACCTTCATCTGCAATATACGCAGGGCAGCGGAAAAGTGTACAGGACTTCCCAGGAGATCAAGGAAGCTGCTCGGCTTCGAGTGCGCGCCGGACTTCTTCGACGCTGGTTACGACGGCCGTAACTGCGCCTGCCTGCTTCCACTCCTCGAGGCGCTTCGCTTGAAGCGGCGTCGGCCGCTGACCGGGCCGCTTGACCTCCAGCTCCAGGTGCCGGCCTCGCAGGCAGCCGGTCACGTCGGGATCGCCGGCAACACCCATGACGCCGCCCCAACGCTTTCGGGCCACGCAACCAGGGATGGAGTTCAGGAACTTCAGGATTCTCAGCACGATAGCTTTCTCGGTTGGGTCGCTCACGTTGTTTATCCTCCGCTCAGGTGGGTGGAGGGTGGAGGATGGTGGAGGATCAAACCATTATTCTCTCTACTCGCTTATGCGCCCTAGACATACCTTATATAAGCGCTACAGCGCTTAGAGCTGATAATAGAGACAATCCTCCACCATCCTCCACCCAAGTCTGGAACAGATTGAAAAAAAGACGATTGCCTTGAGGTGGAGGGTTGTCGCCCTCCTGCCGCTTGATCCTCCACCGTTTCTCCTGCGACTGGGCGAACTGGCTGCGGACAGGCCGATCCCTGTGATACCCTTTCGTTCCAACGAGGCCCCTTCGTGGCTCTAAGACCACTTGTCGTTTGTTCTGTCTGTGGCGCAAATGTGAGAGAAGACCGCCTGGAGAAACACCGGTCTCGTGTTCACGGTAGGATTCGACGGTCCGAACCTGGACGCCTGAGAAGACCGCGGGCATCCCCACCGCTTCCGAGCCTGTTCGTAACTTGCGAGGATTGTGGCAGTCTGGTTCGTAGGGAGCGTCACGCGGAGCACGTGTGCAGAGCCAAGAGGCAGGAAGGCAAGCCAAGCGAACCAAAGCAGAGCCGGAAGATGGCCAGTGGCAGCCGGAGATCGGGAGACGGAAGTCGGCGTCGAAAGAAGAAGCGTAAGAAGAAGGCGGGAGCGCAAATCGCATTCTTCCAGGGTGGCTTACCGGGGCTAGGAAAGCGGAGTTGAGATCCGTTCTCTGGCGGTGCCAGTCTTGGGTCCCGGCTCTATCCCAGATCCACCGTGACATTTGTGGAGCTACTCTTGAGCCTTGTCCCGTCTGCGATATGCCGGCCCGTAGTGCGAACGGTCGACTTGCTGGCCCCCGTTAGGCCGCTCGTCGTGGACATCGCCCGCCAGCAGCCCGATCCCGTGATAGAGCATGACGGTCTTGGTCTTCTGCTTCCGGAATCCGCGCTCGCTGAGGCATGAGGCGAACATCTTGTGACTCATGGGCAGCTCGCCGTACTCCTCGGCCCATTGCCGGTAGGCCTTGTAGAGCACGTTGGACGCGACGCGTGCGTTCGGCAGACAGACGCACTTCTCGCCGAGGAACATGGCCAGCGTGTCCTGCTCTGCCTCGTACTCCTTGGTCGCCTCAATCACTTCCTCCGGCACACCTAACCCGTCGCGCTGCCATTCAAGGCAGCCGGCCACGGCCCAGTTCAGAATGCCGGCGAACTCCTCGCGGAACATAGCCATCACTTCGTGTCGAGGCTTCTGAATCTCCTTCGGGATTGAGACTTCGAAGGGGATCAGCTTGAGACGCCGCCAGATGGCCTGGTCTCCGCGGATCTGCGGCTTGTGGTTCGTGGCGAGCCAGGGCTTGAACTCCGGGTGGAACTCGAAGAACTCGCCACGCATGAAGCGGGCGGTCATCTTGTCGCCGCCGGTCATCTCCTTGATCAGGGATTCGGAGAGCCGCGAGCCGCGCTCGTTCTCCGAGGCCCAGACGAACCGGGCGCCGCGAAGACGGGCAATGTCATTCGGGATCGCACCCTCTTTCTTCCGCAGGAACGTCTCGGTCGGCGTGCGCATGGCGTAGTCGCCAAGAACGGACTGGAACACGTCGACCATCGTGGATTTGCCGTTATCGCCTCCTGCTCCGTAGAGGATGAACATCGCCTTGTCGCTGGTGACGCCGGTCAGGCATGCGCCAAACGCGCGCCGCAGGAAAGTGACCAGGCTTTGGCGCTGGTTCATGATCATCGACAGGAACTCGAGCCACTTGGGGCAGGCGGCTTCGGGATCGTAGGCAACCGGAGCCAGCTTCGTGATCAGATCTTTAGGATCATGCGGCCGCAGCTTGCCGGTACGCAGGTCGAGCGTGCCATTCTTCACCGTGAGGAGCCATGGATCAGAGTCCAGGTGCTCCGGAAGGACGGCAATGGAATGGTCGGCCTTGGCCAGACTGATCATGGCGGTGATGGCCCGATGCGATTCCGATTTGAGGACGTGAGCAAGGAACTTCTGGCGTTCTTTCTCGTCGGGAATGCGCTTTGCCAGGCCATACATGCTGCGCACCAACGCGGTCACGAGGTCGTAGATCTGAAGCTTGCGATCTTCCGCCCAGCGGCGCTCGTCCCAGATGAACCATCTGCCGAACGCCTCGCAGTAGCGCAGCTCATGACGGTAGCGAGCGACAACCCGTTTGGCGTTCCCGAGATCGGTGAACTTCTCGATCTTGGTTGCCGTGGCAATTGCGCCGGCGGACGGCGTCTCCGCCTCGGGAGTCGCTATCGTCGCGGACGGTTCCCCGTCGAGGTCGGATTCATCATCTCCCACCCGGCCAACCGTGATCGGCGAGTTGACGTTGCCGCGAAACAAGCATTCCCGGCAGAAGCGCTCGCCGTTCAAGTCGGATTGCACATAGGCGCAGGTGACCGGAGCGATCTTGTCGCTCCTTGCCTGTCTCAGCTTCTGGCTGGTCTCGCGATGGTTGTATTTCGGGTAGGGCTTGCTCAGTTCGTGCGCCCACCTGTCGGCGTCCTCGCAGCGGGCAACTACCGTCAGCATTCGATACCACTCGGGCTCGAGCAGAGCCGCTGCATCGTCCCGGCAGTGACGCATCCAGGCGCAACCTTCGAGGATCGGCGGGAACTTCGCCGCTGGCCAGTCTCCCGGCCCCGGCTTGCGATTCTCGGCGCGCGCGCGATCCTCGATGCCTTCGAGAATCTCCTCCAGGTCGCCTTGGTTGTAGGCCGCGTCGGCGTACTCGGCGGTTACAGGTCGGATGTCATGCTCGATCTTCCGGTTGAATGTGCCCGGAACACGCAGGACGCGGCACAGGTCGGCTGTCGAATCGATGCTCCAGCCGCGCGCCTTCGCCTTCTGGCGAAGCACCGCTTGGAAACGAACCGAGAGCGACTTCGCCGCCGCGCGATCCGCGTCGGATTCGAGTAGCCAGGGTTCCTTGAACCGCCAGTAAACCTGGAGTCCGAAGCCGCTTCGGACGATGATCGACGGACGCAGGCCAACAGAGTGGACCAGCGCCTGGGCTTCCGCTTCCGAGGCTGGCAGATCCTTCGACTTGTGTACCGGGCCTGCGATGTCAATGTCGGCCCAGACACCCGGGATTGCCAGAACACCGTCTTCAGCGCCGCGGCTGCCTGTTGCAGGCGGTTCGCGCTGGAGGCCCACGGCGGCGTAAACGTCGAAGCGGCCGGCTCGCTGAGCGCAGTAGCGCGCAGGTTCGGCGAGAGCATCCGGCGCTGAGACATCGAAGGCGCGCGTTGCCTTGTCCTGCCTCGTCCAGATAATGAGGAAGCCGTGCGGCTCCTCACCGTGGAGGCAGCGCAAGAATCGCGTTATCAGCTCGAGTTCATCCGGCATCCTTCACCTGGCTGTCGGCTACACGACCTCGACTTCGTTGTTCTCGACTACGTCCTTCGCCGTCGTGCCCAGCGGCGCCGATTCGAGCAACGGCTGTAGCATGGCGGCGTACTCCTTCGCCCGCGTAGCCTGTTCCGGAGTGAGCCGTCCGCCCGAAGTGAAGGCCGCCCGCGAGTAGACGATGCCCTGGGCGTTCTTGGTCTTCTCGAGGCCGATCCTCGTGACCAGGCTGTAGCAAGGGACGGCCTTCGACGCCAGTCGCATGAAGAACTGCCGCGCCGGTTTGATCGAGCTCGGAGGCAGATTTACGATCTCTGGCAACAGGTTCTCCCCGCGCAGAAAGAAAAGTTGGCGCACCAGCTTACAAGCTTGGCCTTCGCCGCGCGGATCGCTCCCGAACTGCGCGAAGGGGCACTTGTGGCAGTCGCCGCCGGGCTTGCCGACGCCAGTACGGGCATTGAGCGAGTAGCAATCCGGAGGCGTGTTCCCCTCGCCCTGCTCCATCGACTTGCTCCAGTAGGCCCGGGTGTCCCGCCAGGCGACGATGATCCCGGTGAGTTCCTTCACCATCTCCTCGCCGTCCAGACCCTGAATGGTCCAGGCGGTGCCGCCGCCAGTCGGAATCTTGACTCGCTCAAAATCCGAGACGGTCAAGCCGTTGTCGCCGAAGTTGGCGGCGACCGCGTCCTTGATCTCCGCAATCGGCGTGTTGAAGATGACGAACGGGCTGACGGCAGTTTCTTGCTTCACAAGTTCGTTGCTCACAGTTAGCTTCTCCTTGTTCTGAGTCTGAAGACTTCGCTCACCTCGAGCACGTCGCGAAGGCTCGGCGGGAGCTGCTTCTCCTCCCGATCCAGTTCCCGCACGTAGGCGCTCAGCGAGTTGGTGTTGAACGTCTCCTCGACGAAATCGCCGAGGTGCGCACGCTTCAGGGCCTTGCAGACCGCAGGCTTGTCGCCGTTCTTGGCCTTGGCCCAGAGTTTGCGATCCACATAAACGGTGCGGCCGTCGATAGTGACTTTTTCGAGACCGCTCTGCTCGAACTGCGGAAGCAGGGTCCCTTCAAGCTCAGCGGCCTCGGCCTTGACGGCGTCGATCTCCGTCTCCAGTTGCCGGCGGCGTTCTTCGAGAGCGATGAAGCGTTTGAGTTCGTCGGTGTTCATGCTTGTCCTTTCAGGAGCCGGAGAACGCCGTTGACGACGTCAGCCCGGTTGCTGAGAGCTGTCATCACTTTCTCGTCCACGGTCTCCTCGGCGAGCAGATGGATGTACTCAACGGGCCGCGTCTGGCCGGGGCGATGGACACGCGCCAGACTCTGCTCGTAGGAACCGAGCGAGAAGCCGAGCGAGTAATAGATGGCGTAGCGAGCCCGGGTTAGATCGACGCCTACGCCGCCCGAGTCGATCTGCACGGCGAGGATCGGCGCTTCACCGGCCTGCCAGCGTTGAAGGTCGTCCATCCGGCCCGAGAGTTCGAGCGACCGGCGACCCACCTCGTCCGCGACGCGGCTTACGGCTTCGAGGTCCTTGTGGAAGCGGCAGAAGGCGACTACAGGCTCCTCGGGGGCAATATCTTCGAGGACGTCGCGGAGCAGGTTCATCTTGGCCGAGTCGACCTGGACGTCGCGGCCTTCACTGGTGCGAACGAACCCGCCGGTGATCTGCTGGAGACGGAGAAGCTTGACCAGGACGTTGGCTGCGGTGATCTCGCCAGCCTCGATCTCGGCGATCAGGTCGCGTTCCATCGAGCGATAGAGCTCGCGGGCCTCTGCTCCAAGCCGGCAGGTGTAAGTGACATGAACCTCGGGCGGCAGGTCGAGCACGTCCTTTGAGGCCGCGAAGGCGATGGAGTAGAACTTGCGATTCAGCTCGTCGAGGTTGCGGAAGGCGACCACCTGGTGGTTCTGGTATCCGCCCATCACCGCGTAGTGCTGGCGGAACTTCTGGAAGCTCCAGCCGAAGATGGCGGGGTCGAGGAAGCGGTAGTAGGCGTAGACGTCGAGCGGCGAGTGCGGCATCGGTGTTCCGGACAAGCCCAGGCGGTGCCCGGCGGCCTTTCCGAGCCGGGTCAAGTAGCGACTGGTCTTGCCGCCAGGCGCCTTGCAACGATGGATCTCATCGGCAACCACCAGGTCCCAGCGCTGCTTAAGCGCCCACTCGGCGAACGGGCTGCGCCAGGCCGAGTCGTAGTTGATGACCACGCCCACAGGGACTCCGCGGGTTTGTGCCAGCTTTATGTGGCGCTCGGCTTCCTCGCGCTTGGCCTGGTTGCTGGTGAAAGAATCGTCGAGCGGGACCACCACCCACGGCTCGGCGGAGTGCAGATCAAACTGCGGTTTCCAAACCTGGACCACTCGTAACGGACACAGGATCAGTACTTTCTTGAAGCCGTGGGAGAGCGCGGTGTAGATGGCCATGGCCGTCTTGCCCGTGCCCATGGCAGCCGAGATCATCGCGCCGCGCTTGCCGCGGGCGAACAGACCGGAGACGAACTCCACGGCTTCGTACTGGTGGTTCCAGGGTGTGGTTCGGAAGCTCGATGATTGTGTGTGAGCGAGAGGGCTTGCGGCTGTCATTGCTTGGCTCCCAGGGCGGTCAAGTAGGTACGACTGATTCCGGCGGCCGTGAACGCGGCGCGGATCTGGTGGATGTGCTGGTAGATGATGGTTCGGGATTTGCCCAGATCCCGGCTTAGTTCACTCGGTGAGTTCCAAGAGAGGGCTGCGGCCGTCTCTCGAAGCACATCGCAAAGCGCGGGAGGTAGTGCGGCGAGGGCGCGGTCAACATCCAGCCAGAAGCGCTCGCGGCGTTCGTAGAGGATGGGTTCCTCGAAGTCGGCGGCCAGATCGTCTACTGACACCTGGTTCTGCCAGGTGCGGCACTTGGCGCTGCGGTAGCGAAGGATCGAGGCGAGCTTGCGGTCCATCAACCGCGAGGCGAATGTACGCAGCGACGCGCGGCTGCTATCGAACTTGGGGAGGCGCTCGAAGAAGTCGAGTAGTAGATCGGCTTCGATGTCCTCGCGGTCGCTGCTTGTCAGACCGTAGGAACCGATGACCGAGATGGCTTTCTGGCGGGCGAGAGCGCGGGCAACCGGGTAGGCTTGGTCGAAAGTGGTCTCAGGCATTGCGGCCTCCCTGCCGGGCGGCGGCCGCGCCTGCCAACTCGATCTCCATCGAGAATGGCAGCCCGTGACGGATCTCGAGGGCGCGGATCTCGCCCGAGTCCACGCTGCGGATGTATTCGAAGAGTTCCGCGACCTGCTGCTTAAGGGCGAACTCGCCGTTGGCGGCTCCCGAGAAGTTACGGCCAGGCGCGCCGAACTTGACGTCCTGGACGGTCGCCGGCCAGGGGTCGAGCACCAGTTCGCCGTCGTAGATCTGGAGGAACTCTAACCGCCCGAAGCCGAGCTGCTGCATCGCGGCAAGGAATCGCCGTTCAGACGGCAGCAGGTCTCGTGTGGAGTTGGGCTTGCTGGGGTCTTGCTTCTCTGAGGTCTGTTCGGTCATTGGCCTGTCCTTCGCGCGGTCAGCACGCTTGGTACAGGCCGATGATCAGGCCGACCTATGTGGGCGAATCAATATGGGCGATGTGGGCGAAATGTGGGCGACGCGATGCGCCGGTTGACCATGCCTCTCTGAAGGACCGCCTCGATCCGCTTGGATTTCTTGGACTTATCGCTGAGCTGGCCAGCCACCCACTTGTAGAGGTCCCGGATGTGAACCTCAGCCTCGTCAGCCAGCTTCTGCACCGTAGTGTCGTATTTCGCCCGAAAGCTGTTAACAACGCGCTCGCGGTCCGCAACGGGCGTTGGCGGCAGTCCGTCGGCGTCAGTCGGATCAAGCGACACAAAGCCTCCGTCGCCGTTCAACAGAAGCTGCTCGTCGAGTGAGATGAACGAGATTCCGCGAGTTTGCAGCCGCTCCTGGATCGCAACGTCTCGGTGGCGATCCGTCGGAGCCACCAGCACGAACGGCCCTTGGACGCTAATCAGGAGTTCGTTCACGGCCTCACGACACCGCCTGCTGCTCGACTGAGCCGAGAGGAAGACAGGCTGGCTCCGGCTGTTCCGGCGGGTTGATAGACCGATGCCCCAGACACAGTGATCGCGACGGTCAGGAGGCTGCCAGCGGACGCCGAGGTCCGGTGCGATGGCTTTGGTGAAGGCAGCCAGATCCACCTCGTGGATGAGGATGTCGACCTGGTTGAGTTGGATGTCGCCACACTGCAGCCAAGGCTCTCTGCACTTGGCGACGATCTCGCCGTCGCCGTAGTCGATGATCTGGCGCGGACAGTTACCGACCCAACGCGATGGGCAAGGATGCGTTGACGCACAAACCTCTGTGGGCCGGAGGTAGGGCCGGATCACCGGGTAATCCGGCCCGCAGTGATGCTCCCAGTGCGCGGGAGTGGTTCTGAGACTAGGGATCAGTTCAAACGCTTGCCATAGCCGCGTCAGCTTTCTCATAGTCAGAGGCCATCTCGAGAACAATGAACCCGCGCGCCCGGAGCCACTCTTCGATGAGCAGCGCCTCTTCGCCGCGACCGTACTCGGCCACGTTCGAAGGGCGGACGGCGACCGCGCGAGGTTTTCTTTCAGCCGCGAGTTTTACGCTAAAGACGGCTTTGCTGAGTTCCGGATCTTTCTCGACGGATATCCCACGCACGGCGAAGGCCTCGAACAAGTCGTCGGCTTTCTGGGTTTCGACGTGGCCGTGAATCGCGTCCCATACATACTGGATCTCGCGGAGCCGCGCCCACTCCATGCCGTGGATGTCCCGGCAGCGCAGCGCATCTTTGCCCTGCGCCTTGAGCGGCTCCAGCGTGTACTTGGGCGAGAAGACGAATCTGTTCTCGTCCCCGAAGAGATGCCGACCGAACTTGGCCACGTAGAGTTTCAATTCAGAAAGCGTGCCGGCGTTGACGCGCAGTTCGTTATGGATGAGATCGTAGATGAGGACGTCGGTCCGCTCAGGGCGGAAGAATGTGCAGGTCGACTCACTTCCCTTGCGGCTCGGCTCCCGCCGACAGGGTTCGCCGTGCTGGACAAGGAAGCGAACCTCGCCTGGTGCATTCTTGCGGATCACCTTGCATCCCACGCCGCGTTTCTTCGGCTCGAACCAGGAGTCAAGATCCCGCTCGAGTTCGGAGAAATCGGTCGGGAGGGCTTCAATCGGGAAGACTTGGTCGCCCGCTCGGGACCGGAAGCTCTCAAACTTCCGCCGGCGGTCGAACAGCGCCTCCCGATCTTTGCGTTCGAGCGCTTGCGGGGCATGGAGCCAGATCCTCGCGGCCAGGTCGGCCGCGGTGACCTCTTCGCCGCCGGTGTCGATGCCGTTGGCAGCGGCGATTTCCAGGAGCTCGTCAAAACGCTCGTCGGTTCCAAGATTGCCGATCACGTGGAAGGCCTCAACGAGATCGGAGCTCATCGATTCGTCAGGCTCTGCTAGAATGCCGGCCAGCCCCAGGAAGTCAAACTGGCCGTTCTCGCCCACGCTCGGTGAGAAGCCCCGGGCCTGGAGGAACGTCAAGTGCGGTACCAGCAGGGCGAACAGGTTCTGAAGGTGGATCTTCTTGAGAAGATCAGGTTGTGCGAAGGACTTAGAGTTGAATCGGGCCATTGGCTGAGATCTCCTCGATTCGAGTTTGGGTTAGTAGAGCGGGACAGTGTACACGATGGCGAAGATAAGGCGAAGAAAGACTGTGGCTATCGTATTGAACCGGATGAAGATATAGTTCTTGACAGACAATCGGCGTTGTCCCGGGCACGTTCCTTGCTGAAAGCTGGCAGGGGCATCTGGCAGCATCGACTCTGGCAACAATTGTCAGCGAGGGGGTATCTGGGAGAGAATTCCGGCTGGTCAAGGAAAGGTCGGACATGCGGAGAAGAAGTGGCGGCTCGGACCGCAAGAATAGCCAGTCGAGCCTGAACGTCAGCGACTATCGCCACGAATCCGAGAAGCGCAAGAACAATCCGCCGGCGAAGATCGCTTCCGAAGGCCTCATCCCGCCGGTACCGAAGGCACATTACTCCTACAGCCCCCGTCTGGCGCCCACACTGCGATTCGACAACACCGGTGCACCGGACAAGTTGCCAGAACTGCTCGCCGAAGCGCGCAATCGGCCGCTGACCGACGAAGAGACGCGGGCCCTGGCCAGTGTGCGCTCCGGCATCAAGAACCAT